TTGATTGATTCCAGAAACTGCCACCGACAAACCACCGTACAGTGTTCCTACAATGGACGAGGTGCGAGCCATCCCGTGGAATGGCCTGACGGTTGCGTCGACGTTTAGTGGTGGCGGCGGGTCAAGTACAGGCTACCGGATGGCAGGCTACAAAGTGGCGTGGGCGTCAGAGTTTATTGAGGCAGCCCGCAAGACGTACGCGGCGAATATGAACCCCGACACCGTGCTGGACGCTCGCGACATCAGGGAAGTCGCCCGTGTATCCCTCGCCGCTGGCGTATCGCTACAGCGTGCGGGACGCAATCCCTGAAGCCCTGACAGTCCCATACCTAACGACAGGCAAGCAACCGGAAAGGCAATGAATTCATTGCCCAGCAGAAAAAACAAAAATGGAAGAAAATGACCAGCCATCCCGGTCTGACCTGCGAATGATCGAGCAGGCGGTGCGGCATAAGTGGGACATCCCGGAAGACATGATGAGCTTCCTTCCTCGCCGAATGCTGCGGATTGCGGCGAAAAGCACGAGCGAGCGGAACGTGATCGCAGCTACGCGGGTGCTGGCGATGCTGGTGAAACACAACAAGCCGCCGGAGGCGTCGTTGCACTTACACCAGCACGGGCGAGCGGCAGAGATCCAGGCACAACCGGAGGGCATGACACTTGAGCAACGACGAGCCGACAACGCTGGCCGACTTGATCGCATTAAACGACTTGGTCGAATCGGATGAGGACGCGGAGTACATCACCAGACAAATCGAGGCCATTGAGCGAGCAGACACAGAGACGGCACGACAGAAACAGACGCTGGAAATTCTGACACAACAGGCTGCGGCTTATCTCGTTTCGATATCGACGAAACACCTGCGAGATCAGGGGGCGGCACGCAACATCGACGGAACGTACAACGGCAGGGATCTGGTGGAATGGCTGGTCGGCCGAAAGGTCGACGAGGCCCGCAAGGACTGGGAACGGAAGTCAGACAAGATCGACACAGCCAGGGAACGACAGGAAGACGCGCGGGCCGACAAGTTGGAGATTGAGGCGTTAATGGCACAAGGGAAGTCAATCGCAAAAGAAGAAGTAGAGCACGACTTGAGTATTGCGATGTCGCGAATCACCAACGGTCTCGATACGGTTCCGATGCTCGTGGCTAATCTCTGCCCGGCAGACGTGAAGGCCACTGTGAAGGAACAGGCTGAAGATTTAGTGCGACGCATTCAAAGAGAAATGGCGGCTTCGTTCTCATGAGTTTTGTTTTTGACATCATCGCCCGATCACTACAGCCAGCGGACGACGAACCCGCTGCGGAATGGTTGCGGCAGTGTTTCTTCACCGATAAGGGCACGGCGTTCTCCGAAGCTGTATGCCCGTGGGTCACTGCACCGCAAGGCCCGTGTTGGGCGTACGATAATCTAAAGTTTCGTACGTTGTGGCTGCAATGGGCAGCACGCATGTTTAAAACTAACTTCGGGCTGGCGATGCTTCTGCGGTCGATGGACCAACGACCGGAGGAAACAATGTTTGCCACGCCAGACGAGGGCAACTGTAAAACAGTATTTGCCCGCACATGGAAAATGATCGAGCACAACCCGCGACTGCGCGAACAGGCACCGCCAGCCGTACGGCAAAACAAGACGGTCATAAAGCTCCGACGTTCAACCTGCCACGGTGCGTGGCCTCGCGGGAAGTCGCGGCTGGCTGACAAGTCAATTCGCGTGGCTCACGGCAACGAGATTGACAAATGGGTGGCGGAATCGACAGCAACGGAAGGCGATCCAATTGCACGATTCCGGAAACGTGGCGCAGAGTATCCAGACCGCAAATTTGTAATGGAATCCACGCCAGCGATCCGGGGCCGCAGTGCTGTTGAGAACGGCCGGCAGCAATCCACAGATCACCGCTACCACGTGCCCTGCCCGCACTGTAACAAGTTTCAGAGGATTGAATTCGGCGACGGCAGCGGACCGGGAATGATCCACTACGAGACGCCGGACGACGGCACCATTGACCGCGACTTGGCACGCCGCACCGCACACTATATTTGCCTGCATTGCTCAGGTCGAGTTGATGACATCCACCGACCGTGGATGATGGCACGCGGCGTGTGGGTTCCGGCTGGCTGCACAGTCGATCACGACAAGGCGATGACGGCTCGCGACCTGCCACCCGATGACATGACGTGGCTACGCGGCGAACCTGCCCGATGGGGTGCAGATTACGGCAGTCAGTTGTCAGTGTTCTATGCCTTGTTCCACGGGTGGGGCGACATAGCGTCAGACTTTCTTGAGAAGTGCCGCAAGCCTCGGCTACTGCAACAATGGATAAACGAAGACAAGGGCGAGACGTGGGAGATTCGGCGAACGAAGACGACGCCCGAGAAGGTTGGCGAGCGGCTGAGAACCACGATTCCGCGCGGGGTCGTGCCTGAATGGGGGCGGTTCCTCACTGTCACGATCGACCAGCAGCGGAAAGATGGCGGGTTCCGCGTGTGGGCCGTCATGGCTCACGGTGCGGAGTTTCAGTCGCATGTTGTCGAAAGGGGTGTATCACGGACACTCAGCGACGTTTGGCGGGCCATCTGGCAATCGGACGGCACTGGCGACACTAAGGGCGGGCGTGTGTTATTCCCACACGCAGACGGCGGGAACCCGATGCCGGTTGTGATCGGCACAGCGGACTCCGGGTGGGACACGAAGGCGACCTACGAATTCTGCAACGCACATCCGGGACTGCTGGCATGTAAGGGATCGAGTACGGACCTGTCCGGGATGCCGTACCGCATGAATGAAGTAATCAAGGGCGAACATCAAGGCCAATGGCTGTTCCACGTCAATACAGACTTCTGGGAAACGGACCTGCAGTCGCGGCTTGAGGATCGCACGCCAGGCGAACCGGAATCGTTGTCACTGTTCGCCGGGGCCGAGCGGGATATGGTATTCCTGACACAGCTATGCAACGGCGTGATTCATGACCGCGTAGACAACCGGGGCAACGCGAAGCTACTGTGGGTCAAGAAGGACGGCGAGGGATCAGAAAATGATGATCGCGACGTTGTGAAATATGCAATCGCCCTCGCGAAGGCTTACGTTGACGAAAACGACATGCCGCAGCGAGCGGCAATTAAGACGACGGCACAGCCCGACAGGGCACCAATAGCGACACCACATAATCAACCGTTTTTCATAGGGAATAGATGACATGGCAAAAACAGCGAGTCCGATGCGACAGGCTCAATCGCAGGCACAACGACCAGTGAAACCCGTGGGCAATCTAATGGTTGATCTTGGCGTTCCTTCGTTGGTTGAACTTGACGGCCTCGGATATCTTCCATCGCGGCCAGAAGTGATGTTGACGCCGAAAGCACAAGAGGCAGTGAAGCGGTTGTCGCTTACGCTGGAGCATAAAAACGTGAAGCTGTCGGACGGCACACAAGTAAGGAATAGCGTTCAAAAGACAATCACATGGCTCTGCGAACGGCTGGCCGATTCGCTTTAACGTAAAAACGTGATTATGGATTTCAGGCTTATTCGCCAGAAGGTGATGACTTGCGATTGATCACGCATCAGAATTGCCGTTATGGCAATCACCAGTGCATCAACACAGGCCCAGATTGTGGGCCAGTACCTCGACAACGTTGGCTACGACCACAGCGCTTCGGTAGCGTCGTGCAAGTTGTTTATTCAAGCCTGCCGTGCGTTGTTGATCATGCACCCCGCCGACTGGATGCACAGCGGCCACCGCACGACGTTCAATCCGGACTTGTGGGCACAACAGCAATCAGCGGCTGAAGCATGGCTGAACGCCAACGACACCACCGCCGGAACGAACAGCGTTAAACATCTCTCATTCGGGGCCTTCCGATGAGAAAAGCACAGACGCCACCGCTGCACGACATCAAAGCGGACTATGAGATATCCAAGCGCAACGGGCGATTTCGCCGCACACGAAAAGGCGTTGCAGGCGTCGGCACGACTGGCGACTTTCACTTCCGTAACGAATCAGAATGGCTGTATTCCATCGAGTACGCCCGCGACCTTGACCGCAACGATTCCGTAGCGGGCATGATTGTTGACCGGCTGATCGATAACATTCTGCAGGACGTTGGCATTCGTCCCGATCCTTGCACGGGTGACGAGAACGCTGACGCCTTCTTGAAACAACGTTGGAAAGAATGGTCAGAAGACGAGGACCAATGCGACCTCGCTGGCGAAATGACGTTTGCGGAAATGGAGCGGGCGGTTCTGCGGGGTACGCTCGTCGACGGCGATATTCTGCCAGTGGCGAACGACGCCGGCACGCTGGAAATCATGGAGGCTCACCGTTGCCGCACGCCGTCGAACACAAAACGAAACGTTGTTTACGGTGTCGAACTCGACGAGCACAGAAAACGTCTGCGGTATCTGTTCACGCGGGATGAGCTTGACCCACGGCGGGCACTTCGGAAAGTCTCTGACACAGTCCCGGTCGATGCTCGTGATTCAGGCGGAAACCGTCAGGTGTTTCACGTCTTCGATCCGAGCCGGGTTTCACAAACTCGAGGCATGAGTGCATTTCGTCGCGTGGCTGACACGATCGGGATGCACGACGACATTGAATTTGCCGAACTTGTGCGGCATCAGATCGCCAGTTGCTTCGCTGTGTTCCGAAAGAAAGCAAAAGCATCGCCGCTCGGCGGCGGGCAGTACGGACCACGCACGACAGAAACAACCGGAAGCTATTCGAGGACGCTGGAAAATATCGGCCCCGGGATGGAGATTGACGGGGAGCCGGGCGAAGAACTCACCGGATTTTCACCGAACACGCCGGGCAGTGATTACCTGAATCACATCACGAAGGTGTTGAAAACGGTTTGTGCGAACCTTGGCATCCCGTTTCAGGCCGTGTTTCTTGATCCGAGTCAAACGAACTTCAGCGGATGGCGTGGGGCGCTGGATCAGGCACGCATGGGATATCGCAGGGTCCAGACGTGGTTGATTCGAAAGTTTCACCGCCGCGTGTATCTGTGGAAAGTCCGGACATGGTTGGCTGAGTCGTCAGAATTGCAGGCGTGGCACAACCAGGACGGAGTGGATGTCTTCAATCACAAATGGTCGCGGCCTTCGTGGGAGTACGTTCAGCCGTTACAGGATGCAGCCGCCGATGTCACGAAGGTAAAAAGCGGAATCACAACGCTGCGAAAAGTGCATTCCAGCCGAGGCGATGACTTCGACGAAGTGATTGTCGAAGGCGTCAGCGACAACGCGAAATGGTATCGGCTGTGCAGGGATGCCGCGCGAGAGATCAACGCCGAAGCGGAAGACGAATCGGAGCAGGTTTCGTGGCGTGAACTACTCGCCATGCCATTACATGATAACGTGAAAATGACGCTTGATATGTCGTCACAGGAGGCAGAATCCAATGCAATTGCATAGCGTCAAGTTGGACAATTACGGCGGATTCTGGTGCGTGGAACCGGTCCACTTTAACCAGATCGTGCAACGGGTCAACTCGATGGATCTGGCGGCGCATGTGTCCGCACAAACACCGCAGGCGTTCGACGCGGCGGCACAGAGCTTTGAATTGACAGGCGGTGGCACGGTCGCAGTGATTGACATTCAGGGCACGATGACAAAAGCGGGGTCCAGCCTCGGCGGCGGCAGTACGATACAAGCTCGGCACGCCATCAGGCAGGCTGAAGAAAATCAAACGGTCCAATCGATTATCCTGCGGATTGATTCGCCAGGCGGCTCAGTCGCTGGCACATCTGACCTGGCG